TCTTCATTGTGTTTGCTCCTCTATATGTGTGTTTTGTATTGTCCAATTGCGATAATCAAAATCCTGCTTATATTCTTTTGGGTAGTCTGTTCCGCCATAATCATAAACTAAGTTCTCGGCCTGTTCCTCGGCCTGTTCCCGTGTTTCTGCTTTTATGGTAACTAAAACTCTTTCCTCAAAAAATATCGGTACGCTGTAAGTTTTCATAATTCCCCCTAGTTTTTTAGAAAATGGTTGATAAGGTATGAGCCATGCCACGCTTTTTTATTTCGTGGCTTCTCTATTAGTTTGGTTATTAGTTGTTTAAATGTCATGTTATGCAACCTCACTTAAACAAGCATTAAAACCAATAACAAAATTTAATAATTCGTTTTTATTATTAAATCTTTCAATATCTGTTTCAGCAGTAGAAATTAATCTAATAGTTATGCTGTTTTTATCAAAATAAATACTTTCTATATCTGATGGTTTGGTTCTTCTATAACCATTCTTTAAGATGTGTTGAGTAAAATCCCAACATTGAAAAGCCTTATAATATTTATTAATACCCGTTAATGTAAAATGAATATTCTGTTTATTTCTTTTGAATTCTAACTCGTTTCTAAGTTGTATCTCTTCACTTGTTAAACGCTCACAATTGTTTGCCTTTGCGTTTAGTTCTTGCAGTTGTTTTATTTCCTTGTTTGTCATGGTTTACCTCCTAAAGTAATTAAATTATATGACTTGCACCCAAAAACCCCACAGATGCGGGGTTGATTGGGTTGGGGGTTTGGGTTAACGATGCAATCGTTGTATTTGTTTAAATGCTTCTCCACCTTGTAAATATTTAGGCATTGATTTCTGACCTAAAAGAACATCTAATTTATTAGTTAATTCCATTCTATAATTAATCGGAAAAACAAAACCTAGTTTTTCTTTCTTGTCTAATAACTCTAATTTTAATGTGTAGTATTTGATAAGTTCTTGTTTGTTCATCATGTCTGTTACCTCCTAAAGTATTGTTAGACTTCTCAATGATACACGAAAACCCTTATATATCAAGTAGTTAGCATAAAAAACTTAGGGTTTTTGTGAAAGATGCTGTAATATAGGGGTTTAAGGAGCAATAAAAAAAATCAGTTATGGAGCAAAAAACACCCAAAAAAGACAATAAACCTATAAAAAAAGTAGGTAGAAAAAGAATTGATATTGATTTGGAGCAGGTAGAGAACTTAGCATCAAGAGGACTAGGAACAACTCAAATTGCCCGTGCTTTAGGTGTTTCATGGTCAACTATAGATCGAAACAGAAAGCGTTCTGAGGAATTTGAGGAGACTATAAAAAGGGGAAAGGCGAAAGGACTTGCACAAGTTACAAACTCTCTCTTCACTTCGGCAACTGATGGCAACGTGACTGCACAGATATTCTACTTAAAGAATCAAGATGCGAAGACATGGAAAGACCGAGTCGAAAATGTACACGCAACAATAAACTTAAATGACGTTCTATCTGGTGCAAAAGAAAGACTTGGCAAATATACGGCAAATGAAAACAAACTAACAGAAATAAATCCTTTAGGTACAACGTCTGTAGACAAGGAAAGACTGGTAATTAATCAGACTAATAAGAAAAAGAAGTAAATTTTGGCGGTTGTTACTCCTCCTCATTGTAACAGCGTTCAAGGGTTCGCCAATAAGTAGAAATTTATAAGATGCTCCTATAAATATGATGCTTATACCCCCCCTTGATTTTTTCGCACGGGGTATATTACGTGTAACTGTTGCGATAATTTTTTTTAATTTTTTTGAATTTTTTTTGGAGCAAAATATTAAAGAGGCAATACAGGAAATCTTAGCAATACTTAGCATTGGTGCTTTAGGCAACATCGCAATATTTTTAATACTGGTACATATATGAAATACGGAGCAGAACAAGAAAAGGAATTAATGACCGAGATATGGTCGCCCTACATAAAAGATGATCCATACAACTTTGTAAAGTTTATCTTTCCCTGGGGACAGAAGGACACCCCCCTTGAAGACTTTGAAGGCCCAAGGAAGTGGCAAGAAGAAATTTTAAAAAAAATGACAGTCCACATCCAACGTAACCAAGGACGTGTTGATCCCGAAATGTTTAGATTAGCTGTAGCATCTGGACGTGGTATTGGAAAGTCTGCACTTGTCTCTTGGCTAATCTTATGGATGCTATCCACACGACTAGGCTCAACCATAATCGTAACTGCTAACACCGAACAACAGCTCAGATCAAGAACATGGGCAGAGCTAGGTAAGTGGCTAACCCTAGCAATAAACAATCACTGGTACTCTAAGACAGCCACCACGATTAAACCAGAAGGTTGGTTTGAAGAGGCACTAAAAAGAGATTTAAAAATAGACACTGGTTACTACTACGCCCAAGCACAATTATGGAGCGAGGAAAACCCAGATGCGTTTGCAGGTATCCATTCATCATACGGTGTATGTTTGATTATGGATGAAGCATCAGGTATTCCAGCTCCTATCTACTCAGTATCCGAAGGTTTCTTTTCCGAGCCAACAGAAAACCGTTACTGGTTTACCTTCTCCAACCCTAGAAGAAACTCAGGCCCTTTCTACGACAGCTTTACATCTAAACGTAAGTTCTGGAATCTAAAACAAATAGACTCACGAACTGTAGAGGGTACTGACCAAAAACTTTTTGAAACCATGCTAGAGCAGTACGGTGAAGATTCTACCGTTGCAAGAGTAGAGGTACTCGGAGAGTTTCCAAACTCCGATGACGATTCAGTCATACCAATGGAACTTGCTAGAAATGCAATTAACAGAGATGTATCACTAACTGCAAAAGCACCTATTGTTTGGGGACTGGACGTAGCACGTTTTGGTGGAGACAACTCAGCACTTTGCGTCCGACAAGGAAACACAGTTTTTGAAATTAACACTTACAAATCTATGGATTTAATGCAATTATGCGGTGCAATTAAAAATAAGTTTGATGATTGCACAGTCATAGAAAGACCAGAAGAAATACTTATTGATGTTATTGGTCTTGGTGCAGGAGTTGTAGATAGACTAGCGGAACAAAATTTACCAGTAAGAGGTATCAACGTAGCCGAGTCACCATCGTCAAAGAAAAACTATCTCAACTTAAGAGCTGAGTTATGGTTTGCTATTAAGGATTGGTTGGCGCTGCGTAATTGCCGACTTCCTAATGATGATGAGCTTGTATCAGAATTGGCAGCGCCTTCTTACAAATATACATCAACAGGAAAAATAAAAATAGAGTCCAAGGATGAAATGAAAAAAAGAGGAATCAAGTCACCCGACAAAGCAGATGCACTTGCATTGACCATGGCATCCTCGGCTGCAAGTTTTAGTGGAGGAGAGAACTTTTTAGGGTATAATTTCAAGAAACCATTGACATCAAGAATAATACGAGTGGGATAAAAATTTATGGAATATGATAAAGACGATATAGTTGAACAACTAGACGAACAACAAGAGTCTTATGACGAAGAGAAATTACAAGGCTGTCTTAAATCCGAAATGGATGACGCTAAAGACTTCATTGACCAAATTGGTGAACAAAGAGCAGATGCTACCGACTACTATCTAGGCAATCAGCCTGGATCAACATCTTCTCTTCAATCAGAGTTTATATCAACAGACGTTAGAGACAGCGTACTGTTTATGCTTCCCTCTATCATGCGTACCTTTTTTGGTACTAGCAAGATAGTTGAGTTCATACCAAATGGCCCTGAAGACATACAACTTGCTACACAGCAAACCGATTACATTAACTACGTCATCCAGCAAAAGAATCCTGGATTCAAAGTTTTGTATGATGCTTTTAAAGACGCACTAATTAGAAAAACTGGTTTTGTTAAAGCCTACTGGGACGACAGCATTACTGCATCAACACACGAATACACAAACATTTCTCCAGAAGCCTACCAAGCACTCATACTTGATCCTAATGTAGAGGTAATCAAAGAGTCTGTAGAAATGCAAAGCATGACATTGCAAAATCCTGAAACTGGCGAAGAGATTACACAAGAAACACCAGCCAGTTACGACATTAAAATTAGAAGAATTAAACCTAAAGACCAAGTGGTTATAGAAGCAGTACCACCCGAAGAAGTTTTAATATCAAGAAATGCTAGAGATTTAGAATCATCACCTTACGTTGCACACCGCATGGTAAAAACTGTAAGCGACTTAGTTGCTATGGGTTACAACAAAGAAGATATGGAACAATATGCTGGTTCTGGTGACTCTATAGATGCAGAAAGTTATGATGAAGAACAAGCAAGAAACCCTTACGCTGATTTTTCTAGCGTAGATAGAACTGACCAAAACAATGTTCTCTATGTAGAGCATTATATTTTTTATGATTTAGATGGCGATGGTATAGATGAAAGGATTAGGGTATGCACTGTAGGCAATGGGATGAACATTGTTAACGCAACACCTTGGGACGATCTACCTATTACACTCTTCTGTCCCGATCCTGAACCTCACACCTCCATTGGTTCATGTCCTGCGGACTACCTCATGCCTATTCAAGCAGCTAAATCTCAGATAATGAGAGATACCCTTGATAGTCTAGGCCACGCCATCTTCCCGAGAATGGGAATTGTTGAAGGGCAAGTTAATATTGACGATGTCCTTAATACCGACATAGGACAACCTATTAGAATGAGAGCGCCAGGAATGGTACAGCCTTTCGCTGTGCCTTTTGTTGGTAAAGAAGCATTCCCAGTATTGTCTTATCTTGACGAAGCCAAAGAGAACCGCACAGGCGTTTCCAAAGCATCCGCTGGACTAAATGCTGATGCACTTCAGTCTTCTACCTCACAGGCTGTCTCAGCAACTATGTCTGGAGCGCAAGGCAGAGTAGAACTTATTTGCAGACACTTCGCAGACGGAATGAAAGATTTATTTAAACTGGTTAACTCACTTGTCATTAAGCACCAAGAAGGTCAAGATATGATGAGACTAAACAACGAGTTTGTACCTATTGATCCTAGATACTGGGATGCTGACAAAGACTTAGTTATCAATGTTGGTATATCTAAATCATCTGATGAAGAGAAGTTCCAAGTCTTAACAGCTTTGTCACAAAAACAAGAACAAATCTTACAAACCCTAGGCCCTGATAATCCTTTACTCAATCTACAGCAGTACGCTAACACATTGACCAAAATGATTGAGATGGCTGGTTTCAAA